GGCAACAATCCAAGCACAATCACTGTGACCACAAATTATGCTCACGGTCTTGTGCCAGGAACTCCAATCTTGATGAATCTCAGTGCTGGCACTAACTATCAGTACGCTGAAGGTTCATTTACTATTCTCAGCGTACCCAGCACAACAACATTTACATATCAGGCCAAAACTGGTGCCGCGGTCAGTGGCAGCATTGCCGGCCTGGCATTTGTGCGAAGTAATGCGGCATTTATACCAAGACCATTTGATGGTGGTGTTTTGATGGGTCCAGGCACACCAACCCGCGGCGCCAGTGCAATCCGTGTGACCAAGAAATACTTCCGCTATCAATCTGGCAAGGGTATTTTGTTCTCCACTGGTTCGGTACTGGCCCCAACATATGATATTACTTCTGTGAGTGCAGACGGTACAGCAATTGCAAGTAATATCACTGTGACCACAGACGTTGAAAACGGCCTGAATGCTGGCGCCATAGTGGCCATTACAGGAGTTACCACATCCGGCTACGACCAATCTAATTATGTTGTGACTGCTATTGTGTCAGACACTAGTTTTACAGTAGAAGCACAAGCCTTGCTTGGAAGCACAACTCCTGTGCTGGGACAACAGCCTCGATTAAACGTCACTGGCTGGTACGGCGCAAGTGTTCGTGCTGGTATTTTTGATGATCAAAACGGCTTGTTCTGGGAAAACAACGGAATCACAGTGAATGCAGTACAACGTTCCAGCACATTCCAAGTTGCTGGTCTTGTGTCAGTTGGTGCAGGATCCAACCTTGTTACTGGTGACGGCAGTTGCCGCTTCCAGGACCAACTCAACAACGGTGACCTGTTGGTGATCAAAGGTATGAGTCATACTGTTACCAGTATCCTTGACAACAACCGCATGACAATTGTGCCTGCCTTCCGTGGTGTGAGCAATCAAACTCGTGTGAAAACAGCACTGCGCAACGAACTTCGAGTGCGCCAGGCAGACTTTAACATTGACCCCCTGGACGGCACAGGTGCATCAGGTTTTACTCTAGATGCAAGCAAGATGCAGATGTATGGTATTGAATACTCATGGTACGGTGCTGGCTATGTGCAGTGGATGATTCGTGGCCAAGACGGCAAGTTTATCATGGCACACCGTAGACCCAACAACAACTTGAACAACGAAGCCTACATGCGGTCCGGCAACTTGCCAGCACGTTATGAAGCCATCAATGAAACACCAGTGTCTGGTCTCAACGGTGCAATCAACGATGCAGTTACCACAATTACTTTGCGTGACGCAACTGATTACCCATCAGCCAGTGTGACATATCCTGTGTTTGTGATGATTGAAAGCGAAATTATCAAATACTCGGGCAAGTCGGGCAACAATCTAACAGGTTGCACACGTGGTGCAACATTTGTACAGTGGGCAGAAGGCCAAAGTCGAAGCTATACATCCAGCTCGCCAACCTCGCATGCGGACAACACCGGTGTTATCTTGATCTCCAACACCGCCATACCATTGGTCAACCACTGGGGTAGCGCAGTAGTCATGGATGGCGGATTTGACGACGACCAAGGCTATCAGTTTACATTCAACCGTACCAACTATGGTTTTCCAGCCACTGTAGGTGACAAACAAACAGCGTTTGTCATGCGTCTGGCACCCAGTGTGAGCAATGGTATTATTGGCGACCTAGGAGTGCGTGACCTGATCAACCGTGCCCAGTTGACATTGAGTAACTTGAACGTTCAGGTCACCGCAGGACGATACCTGATTGAAGGTATCTTGAATCCCAACAACATTGACTCAGCCAACACCAGCTGGGCAGGACTCAACAATGCAGGTGGCGGTTTCCAGCCCAGCTTCACACAGTTCTCAACTGCTCCACGTTATACAGTAGAAGCAACAGGTGGTTTGACGTCAGCGCTGTTCAACACCACAGGCGGTATGACACGTTCAGGTGTGAAGGTAACATTTAGCACTGCCAAAACATTTGCAAACTTGACTCCGGTCAACGTGTCTAGTTCAGGCGCCAATGCCAAGATTACTGTACAGTTGACAGCAGCAGGCACAGCGTATAGCACCACTACCACACAGATCACTGTGCAAACAGCTGGTGACGGATATGCTGTAGGCGACACCATCAAGATCCTGGGCAATGTGATTGGTGGATCAACCACTGCCAATGACTTGAACATGACCATTGCAGCGATTACCAGTGAGTTGACTGGAGGCGAACGTTTGTTTGCGATTCCAATCTCCACAACCAACTCAGGTGTGCTGGACTTGGGCACTGTCAAACAGATTGGTACAAGTAGTATTCCAGGAACAGGAACCTATCCCAACGGACCAGAGGTGCTGGCAGTGCAGATTACTGCACTGTCAACCAACACAACCCCAACTGGAGAAATCCAGGTACAGTTCCAGGAAAGTCAAGCCTAACGTGTCACAAGATCCTGCTCAACCAGCAGGATTTTGCTTTGTACAGCTTCAAGATTGATAGTGCTCCAGAGTCCTGGATGCATGGGTTTGGGCCAGGTGCCAGCGTCTAGCCAGGCATAACCAAGATGTTCATGATTGAGTCTGGGCGTGAATTCAGTGTCTATCACACACACCCAGGTGTGATATTCAAATGCCTGATCCGCAGAAGTAAACTTTTCCAAGGGCATCAAGCGCAGGTAAGTGGGAAAAAATCCCAGTTCCTCTATACACTCACGCTCCATGCCACCCAAGAGTGTTTCGCCAGTTTCAATTTTGCCTCCGGGCAGTCCCCAGGCTCCGGGATGTTTGACATCATTTCGTAGGAGATACAGATATCTACCAGTGTCCCGACTACGGAACCAAACACCCACTGCTTTCAAAGCACAAGACTCCAGACGCCGCCAGGATAAACACCCTGGTAGCTTTTGACCCAGGCATCACCGTTCCACTCGTACTGTATGCCAGTGGTTATGTTGGTAACATATTGTCCAGCAGCAGCACCTGCAGCTCTAAACACCACACGCCAGTAGTTGTTGGAGTACTGAATGATGTCATTGGCTTCAGCTATCAGTTGTCTATCATTTGCACCCAGCCAGGCCACAGCAGGAGCAAGATTGCTCTCATCACCGGTAGCTTCGGTCAACAAATAACGCTGTCCGTCCATGGCAGAGTCCAGGCCGTCTTGCGGTCCACTGACCAAGGGGTTGATCACAGCGTCAATAGGATCAAGTGTGTTTTGTGGGGTTGTATCAGTGTCCACATCAAAGATCACAAATCGATCATCGTTGGGATCTTGTGCAATTGTGCCAATCACTTCTGTGCCATCTTCTTGCAGCAGTCGCAGTTGACTAATGCCCGGGCGTAGCACACCATAGGTGCCGATCACAGCAGCCCACAACAGATTACTATCCGACACAATTTCTGGTGGAGTCAGCGTGTCGTTGCCTGGCTCCTGGGGCAAGCTGACCTGTTGCAAACATTGTACCTTGTTGCCAATCAACACCACGGCCCAGTTGAACGGAGTAATCACTTGCCTAGTGCCCAACAACAAGTCGTTGTCGGATACAGCATTGTTCAAGTCTCCTTGTGCATCGTAGATGCTGGCAATCACACGTTCTACCACGCCTAGTTTTTTGACCTTGGCTGGAGAACTGATCCAGATTGGTATGTTGAATTTGAAAGTCATCATGTCAATGGGATTGTCGGCACCCATTGGTATGCTTCTTGATGTGAATGTGATATCTTCTAGTTCAACCACTGTTAGGCTGGTCCAGTCAATGTAGTTGTCTGTGCTTTGTATTTCCAGGCTGGGATTGAACAGGGTGGAGATTTGCTCAAACATCTGAAACTTTTGATTGGTGTTGCTGCTCCAGAAGTCCAGGTTGATTCCCATCTTGTATGGCACTGGCATCAAGCGTTCAATTGAGAAAGCATTGCCTTGTGTGGTTTCGTAGCTTTCTGTGTCAGTGTCATAGGTACGTTGACGCACATTGATCTTGCTCACAAAGGTAGGATCCTGCATTCTGGGTCGATCATACGTGAGACTTGAAATATAAAAAGTCATCAATGGACTGGCTGGCATTGAATTTCTTGAGTTCTCCTGCAGGATCACCTGTGCATTGCGACTGGCATCGCCGTAGCGAACTGGCACACGAATCAGCGCAGCCTTGTTCACTCCATCAGTTTCGTTGCCATATTCAATTTGAAAATTGCTGATCATCCGTGTGAACTGCAACAGAAATCTACGGATCTGAGCATCATAAAAAAATTGTTGAATTTTGGTTCCCCTTATCTTCCAATTGGTGGTGGATTAGGTGGCAAGAATCCGCCCTGGTCACCGTTGTCTGCACGTGGTTTGAGTATTTCACTCAAGCTCTGTCGACTTGGAATATTGCCAAGATCAGTGGTGCGCACAGTGTATGTATTGTTCACAAAGCCTGAGCGTTGAGTTTCATTGGTGGGTCCATTGTTTAGATTGGTTCGCACTTTGTCCTCAATCTTGACCCAACGTCGACTATCATAACGGAACAGCCGATTGGGGAAATAGTCCAGGCGCAGGCAGTAATCACCGTCCACAGCCACTGACGGGAAGGCCACGCCGGTTGTGACAGGCAACCCGTTGGGTGGAATACCATCACCAGTAAGGTAGCCCACAGTGTATCCATTTGCCACAGGAGTAACATTGGCACCACCTTGGGTGCCGTCAACTGTGGTGCCACTTGATGTGGTTAGTCCTGTAGGATTGGCAGGCTGTCCATCAACTGTGGGAAGAATGTAAAACTTCTGAGTGTCATAGCCTGACAGTGGTACTTCAACATCGGCCTGAGCCAGGATTGCGTCATTGAGCTCGTTGTCTTTGGTTCTGGTACTGAACACATCACTCTGTGTGAGTGG